GGATTGTATTTAAATCATCACACGTATCTACATCTGTACAAGGGAGTGTGCTACTATTGTATGATATAGTATTTGTTTCTATTGTTTCATTATTTGATTGAGGACAATTAGACATATCTTATACTTATATTGTTGTAGTTGTAGTAGTAGTTGGACAACAAGTTCCTAATGTATTATTAATATTAATAACATCACTATTAATATTTACAATTTGAACAGTTAATGTATTAACTTGTGTAGTTAATGTATTTATTTGAGATAATAGATTACATATAACTTCATCAACTTTTTGTAACACTACATTAAGATTATCACATGGCTCAATTGTAGTACAAGTTAATATAGGTCCATTATAAATTATATTACTAGATAGAGTTACATTAGTTCCACATAAGTTGTTATTACAATTAGTACACTCACAAGGAATGTTTGGAAATACATCTGTACAACAAGGATTAACTGGTAAAAAAGAATGTGACATTTTATTAATTTATTTATGGTATATACATTATATAATAACATCCTATACTAGGTTGAATATTTAAGTGTGGAGCATTATCTCCTGTAGAAGCATTAGATACAAATACATTTTGTCCTACACCTGTTCCTTTTAATCCTGTAACATTAGAAGTAATAGTAGCATTTCCATAATTATCTATACCTGTAGTTATAAAATAACTTCCTATATCTCCATTGTCATTATTAGAGCCAATTACTGTATGTGTATGTCCAGGATCATTAATTGTAACTGTAGCTGTGTGTGTATGAGAAGGAAGATTTGGAGTTGTAAGAACAACTTGATTTAGTCCTACTAAAGTATTTAATGCATAATTAGGATTACCAGATATAGCTGGGTTTACAGCAGAATTAAATGTACCTCCACCCATTCCTGTTGTAGCACCAACCAATGTTCTTCCTCTTAAGTCTGGTGTACTATTTAATCCATTACATAAATACACTTTATCCCAATATCCTGATCCTACTCCTGATATACTAAAACTATCTCCTGAAGCAGGATAATTTGAAAGAGGACCAAAATAAGGAATTGGAGCATAAGGAATCATTCTATCTTTAGCTAGAGATAAAAAGTTTTGACTATTTAAATAATTTTGAATTAATGTATCAATATCAGCAATAGCTACATATGTATTTGGAAGATCAATTAATAATTGAATAAAATCAGCATTTATTGAACAAAGTTTATTTATTACAGCTTGTACAATAGCATGTGTATCTGAAGAAGCTGTAACTCCTGTTAAACAATTTGCTGGTAATGTGTAATCAGCATTTAATGTAGTGAGCACTACATCAATTGCACCTACTTGTGTTTGTAAATCACATGCAGCATCTACAAGGGCTTTTAATACATCTACAACAGATAAATCCCCACATGTAGGAAGATATTGTTGTACAAGCTCACATATCACTGTAGGAGCTAGATTAATTTTTATTCCTTCTCCATTTAATGTAGAAGTAAGAAATGTAATTAATGCTTGTTCTACAAATGACAGTGAGTCACCTGTTTGTATTCCTAGGACAGGAACATCTATTCCTGTATATTTAACACATCTGTCAGAAACAATCTCTGTACATCCTCCATAGCAATTTGAGCAATTAGACATATTATTTATTTTTATATTGTTGTTGTTGTTGTGGTTGTTGGATTTGGTACAATTGTAATATCACATGGAATCTCTATACAAGGCTCTGGTGTATTACATCTACTAACACATCCTGCTGTTAAACGTACTACTCTATTAGCAATCATATTTATAGAATATTTATGAGCATAGTTTGGGTTAATATATTTATATTGTAATATTCTTCTATACCCTATTAATTGAGAAATGTTATCAGTAGGTACTGGTTTATTTAACATATAAGATATGTTATTGTATAAATTATTGCCAAGTTCTGCTAATTTACAATCTATACTTCTAAGTAGAGAAGGTATATTAGCACATTCTGGACAATTTGTCAGTCTTGGTAATAACATAGTATTATTTATTTACATTAGCCGCACAGTGAGCACATAATCCATTAATTAACTGACATCCACACCCTACATTAGCTTGGCAATTTGAACACTGAGCTTTCATATTAATAAAAATTTATTTGATAGTTGTTACCAGAACAACCACAATTTGATTTTAAAAAGTTATTTAACATATTATCTGCTTGAGCATATAATCTATTTGATTCTTGCTCTGCACAGTTATTGGCTGCTGCAATAGCTCCTTGTATAAAAAAGTTAATTGTATTTAATGTTATACTAGATTGAGTTTTTAAAGCTCTATCACATTCCATCATATTTAATTGTAAAAACGCATTATCAAATTTTTCTTGAAGTTTGTCAACACGTAATATTGTTTTCTCTACATAATTTGTATATGCAGGAGCAACAGAATATTTTATTCTATATACACCATCTGGAAGAGGTTGATTACATCCTGGTTCTGATATTTCTAAATTAGATGATGTAAATACATTTAATTGATTAGGAACAAATGGTAATATTTTAATACCAAATCCAGGAACATCAATTTCAACAGAAGGTGCTAATACTACTGGGGGATTGGTAGGATATATAGAAGCATCTGTAACACCTAAAGTGTTAACATCATATGTAGGAACTATTAATATATTTAATTGTAAGTTTGGCATATTTGTTTCTAAATAATTATGCCAGAGGAATATGAGATTTATTCCCTTTCCTCTGGCATAGGTTTATTAATTATCTACTTACTATGGTATATTAGTACTTGTAGTAGTGGTAGTTGATGGGGCAGCAGTAGAAGTTGTAGTTGTTGTACTTATACAAGGCAATCCTTGATCTACAACAGAGCCTAAACCAGCTACTAAAATTGTTTCAAATGCAGAAGTTAAATTACTACCTCCTTGTGGAATAGCAAGGATTACTGTAGAATCTTGTTCAATATAATCACCCCATTGATAAGCAGATTTGTCATACTCATTAAATCTAATATAGAAAGTATTATAAGTTTGGCCATCAGATACATAAGATTCAAAGTTCTCATTATATCCATTCATTCTATATAAATGCTTCAAGTAACCAGCTTGATAGCTGTAGAAATTTTTCTCTAATTGAGCAATTTCTGCAGATTGTCCTGTAGGATAAGAAGAACGTTGAGTTATAGTTGGAGTGGCAACTAGATTACAATTGTCATCAACAATAAAGTCAGCAGTAGTAGCAGGACCAGAAAAAACAAATGTTCTAAATGTTAATCTATCGTATTCAAAAGGGAATGCAGCAATATCACAAGGTTGACCATATTTAGTTAATGGTTTTCCTGTTATACGTAAAGTTGTACCTCCTATGTTTTCAAATGTAAAGAAAGTATTAAAACTAATGTTATCAGGGTTGTTACCTGGAGCAGCTTGTCTTAATTTAGTAATTAATGAATTGATAATTATATCATCACTTACATCATCACAAGGATTATCACCACAATTACAGCATGGAGCTTGTATAGTTACTGAACGTGTAAATCCATTAAAATATAATGTGTCAATATAAGATGAGTGAGCACGCAAAGTTAATGTAATAACTTCTCCACATTGTACAGTAAAATTGCTTACATCAGTAATTTGATTAGCAGCTGTAGGACATCCTGATACTTTATACCATTCTGTTACATTAGAATTTTTTGTTGTAATTGTTTGAGCATTACCTGTTAAAGAAGTTGTTTGAACTCCAATCTTATCAGATCTTTTAGATCCTTGAAGATAGGTGTTTTGTCTTCCTTGTGCAATATAAAAATAAGGAGCAGCAGCAATGTTACCAGAGGTAGCTACAGCATAGTCATTTTTAAAGATTCCCACAGTACCTGCAGTTAGGTCTTGTGTTGAGCCAGAGCTAGGGACAGCACTCTGCCCTACTGGAACCACGAATAACGTGGTTAATGAAAAATCAGCCATTTTGTTTATTTATTAAGTGTTAAAATTTATTCGTTTGTTTGTATTCTATATGCTGCACTTTGTACAGCTGCTTGATTTTCAGTAAACATTGCTAAATTTTGTACTGTTAAATCTAACAATTCATCCTCTAAATATGTTTCTAATTCACAATCTTGATTAGTAGAAGGTGTTCCATCAAACTTAACATATCCTTCTTTATCAATATACACTGGATACCTCATGTAACTTATACATATTTTTTTTGGTGTAAATGTACCATCTGTAAATATGCTTATTTCATCAGAAGAAAGAAAATTAAATGTTTCTTGATATTCAAAAGAAGGTTTGTAATGTTCATTGTTTAAAATGAATTGTAAATCTCCATGTTTAGCTAAATCTCTATTTATCCAAATCTTTCTATCTTTACATCTTCCTTTATCAGCTAAAACATATGAATCTATATAGAACATATATTTTGGTTCTAATTCATGAATATTAGCTTTCCATTGATTTAATTCTTCATTTTTAAGTGTTAGTGGTAATTCACCACTATTATATGATATAATAAGATTTTGTAAATCTTCATATCTTTTCTTAAAAGAATCAAGCCCTAATTGACTAACTGTACTAATACCATCAACTTTTTGTTTTATTAATTTAATCTGGGCCTCATTGAGGGCCAATATTTTATCTTCTAATTGAATTTGTTGATGATCATTAGTAGATAGCTTATTTAATCTTTGATCAATTTTATATAATAGACTATCTACTAGTATCATTTTTTATATTTTTAAAACTAATTACTAAATAGCAGCTAGTTTTTTAGTTTTTAATTTTCCTTCTAATGTTAATAACTCATCTTGGTTATCATCATCAGCTAAGAATTTAATTAATTCTTCTTCATCTTTAGCTATTTCATGCTCTCCTTCATATACAGTTCCACTAGGTTTTATTCTATATATAGAATGAGTTATAGCTTGTTTTACTAAATCTTTAATATGGAGCAAAGACTCTTTCATATCAGCAAATCTATTAAACACTTCAACTGGATTTAATCCTGAATATTTTCCATTTTTAAATTCTGTTTGTTTTAATACATTATCTACTAAGTTATACACCATTTCTTCTTTTGAGTTTTCTGTTACTGGAAGACCTAAAAGTCTTGCAACTTTTTTCTTCTTCTCAGGACTCATAGAATCAAATTTAACAATTGCTTTGTTAATTAATTGTTTTTTCTTGTACACCACTTCATTCTCTCTTTCATCATCAACAACATAAAATTGTGTTTCTGCTGGAAATTCTCCTCTTTCCCAAGCTTGAAGAGATGTTGCAATAGTTGGATGTACTCTAAGCCAAGAAAATGCTATTTCTTGAAAAGCATTTGATAAATCAAAATAGTTTTCTCCATCTAATAATTTAACTGCTTGTACATGAGTTTGATCATTTGTAGAAGTAGATAAGCCATAATTCCAAAATTTAGAACGTGGGCCTAAATCAATATCTCCAATTGCATCTTCAAGTTTTTTCCTAAGAGCAGTTACTCTTTCAATTTCAATCTGTTTTTCAGTTGGATCTTGAATTCTTTTAATGTAAGTAGCATCTGGGTCTAACCCTGTTCTGTATTTACCATCCAATTCTTTATAAGGAAGTTTTAATACACCTGTTCCAGGGATTCTTGTCATTCCTTTTTGTGCTAACCCACTATCCATTGTTTGTGATTGAGAACTATTATATTCTCTTTTAATAGTAGAAATTTTGCCTGTCTTTGCCATAAATGTAGTTTTAATATTTGGTTTTAATTTGTTGCGTGGGTTGGACTCGAACCAACGTACTTCAGTTTATGAGACTGAGCTGGAACCCCTCCAGTCTACCACACTATTTATTTTATTTTGTAATAGTTAAATTGAATTGCTGTTTTTCTTCTATGACAATTTGCACATCTAACATCACACTTTTCTATTTCTTCTGTTATAGATTTAATAGAAATTTTTTGTCTTATAGCATTAGAAATAGAAAACTTTTTTGTTGTAGTATCTCTATGATCAAATTCTAAAACTACTGGATCTATTTCTCCACAATCTATACATGGATTATTCTTTAAATAATTCCAAACAAAATTACGATTTCTTTCTAAAGATATAATATTATTTGCTTTTGTTCTTGCTTTAACTTTATCTTTATTTAAATCATAATGACGCTTTGCTGCTTCTGCTTGGTCTTTTTTATTTTTATAAGCCACATTTAGTTTATATTAGGTTATGAGCCTGCTGAGCTACCACTGCTCTACCACGCGATTTGTAGAGTGGTTCCACCGAAGGAACCTGATCATGGATACTATCCATATCAAACACTCTGGGTTGAGAATCATCCCCTCTAGGAGGGAGAGGAGGTGAGGGGATTTTTCTCGGAATAAATGAGTTACTCTGGTACGCCTACAACTCCTAAATGAGTAATTATTCTTCTTGGCGTAGTAACTACTTTTACTATTATTAGAATTGTGGAATTTCCTCGATCAACACAGTTCTAGATAAATCTTCAATAAATACATCACATCTGTCTTTCATCCAGATTTCGTATCCTGGGAATTTATTAGCTGAACTCATACCTTGAGACTTAGCAAAACCTAAGTGGTGACGAGTACCATCAATATACCCCCATGTCATAGAAGGAGCACCTTTCATTCTCACTTCTCTAATGTTATTCACCATTGAACCATCAGACATTGGAGACACATCAAACACCATAAATACAGGAGTAGATTTTTTGTTTTGTCCAAACTCTAAATTAGTTTGTGGTAAATCTAATTCTTTTAAGTGGATAAGTTCAACTCTACCAGTTTCACGTGTAACCATTGCATCAAATGCAAAGTTATAAGTGATGTGTTGTCCTTCTCCTTGCATAAATCTATTTCCGCTATCTGCCATTAATGTTAGACCAGAATTTAATGCATCATTTTTCAAAGCTTGTTGGAATACATCGAATCCAGCTTCATTAGTATACATTTTTACAGAACGGTCTTTTACATCCACTCTTCTATAGAACAAATCTCCAAATACTGAACGAATCAAGTTAGCAGAAAATTCCCCTCTATTATATTGTACCAAGTTTCCATTGTTACGCATTCTGTGATATACACCAGCAGATGTTCTTTTTAATTCTTGTTTAGAACCATTAGTTTTAACTGTACCTGGTTTAGCCCAGATCATACGTTTAACTTTTAATTCTAACATTGATTTACGCATCCAGAACTCAATAAATGGTTCCCATTTAACATCATTACGTGTTAAAGGTAATTGATTTCTACGTTGTGGAGCATATACTAAAATATCTAATGGTTTACCAGAAGCATCTCTCATTGTTTTATCATCAGCCCATTCTGTAATTTTGTGCTCATAACCATATGCACTAGATAATGATTCAAACATTGTGATTTGTTCACCCAATCTTGGTAATCCTAAAAGATCTTGATCAAACTCACCAATAGCAGCATCAACTAATTCTAGTTCAATACCATGTTGTAAAAATGTAGGGTTTACAAAATCAATTTGAGGATTATCACTTACTAATGTAAATGTATATAAATACCCCATGTTCCAAGGTTGTGGATCTTTAATTACATAGAAACGTGGACCATATTGACGTGTACCTACAGATACAATAGCATTTTTAGAGAATTCATTAGTGTCTAATACTAAATTAAATTCTTGACCATCTACACCTGTTTTACCAGAAGACATTAAATCTAATGTAGATTGAGGAACATCAATAATTTTTGGGAATTTGTAAGGAACAGCTATTTGCCATTTCCAAGCATCACTGTTATTATCAATGTAATAAGGAGTGCTTTTGTTGATCATGTCTAAAAAGTCATTGCTATACAATGAACTCTGTGTATACAAACTGATAATTTTTTTATCATAGTCTGCAGGTTCAGTGGAGTGGAAAGACTCCAAGTGATTAGAGTCAGTCAATTTTCCTACAGCACGTTTGTCCATTGACGCTACACGTGCATATTGAAACCCCGTTACTCCAGGAAGTGTTTGAATTGCCATTTTTTATTCGTTTTTATTAATTATTAATTTATTTGTTATGAAAACCATGATTTTGTGTTAGTGCCACCAGTTGATGATGGACCACCTGTTTTAACTTTTGTTACTTGTCTTGCTACTTCTCCAAATAGTTCATTGGATTTTTTGGTAACACCTGTTTTTTGTATAGTTGATAATGTAGGATCTTTTTCTAACATTTTCATGATAAGTCCTAGTTTAACTTTCATTGCATGATTTTCTGGTCTTTTCATATCCAAAATAGCACGATCAAAGTCTGTTAATGTTTCTCCTGATGGAGTTTTCCATTTATCAACTAATAAGAAATCTTGTAGTTCACCTGCTAATTTTGGATTGATGGGAATACCATCAAATTCTTTTGTTTTAACTTTTTCTTGTAGAATGGTTTGTACGTTCTCTATATACTTATTTCTAATTTGAGTTTTTTGTTGTAACTCAGCTTCAGATTTAGCTTCTAGTTCTTGTAATTTAGCTGCTTCTTTTTTAACTAACACTTTATGGTTTTTAGTAGCAACACTTTCTAAATCACCATAATTTTTAAGTCTTTCAACTTCTGTTTCTATATCTTCTGGATCAAAGCCTTGATTAGCTAAGGCTTGTTTCATTATTACAATTTGATTATCTTCTATGGATAAATCCATTTCAGCAAATCCAACAACATTATTATATGTAGTGAAGTAGTCTTTTGGATTAACTCCTTTTACAAATATGGCATCAAAAGCATCTTGATAATCTTCTCCAAATTGTCCTATGAAATTTTGTACAATTTCTTGAGCACCTTTTTTCTTTTCATTAGTAAATCTTTCTAAAAATTCTTCTGGAGTATTTACTGGTTCTGGTGTTTCTCCTTCATCAGTTGTAAAAACTCCTAATTTGTAAAGGTCATTAGTTAAAGCAGTAAATTGTGTTGTTTCTACTTCTTCTTCTTCTTCTGAATTTTCAACAATAGGTGCAGGTTCTTCATTTTCTTCTTCTTCTTCATCATCTCCTAAGAAATTTGAAATAAGAGCTTGTCCTTTTTCTTTGTCAGAAGCATCTTCTGCCACTGGTGTTATTTCTTTGCCTTTCGGCACTTCTGGTTTAACAGGAGGGGTTGTGGGTTCTGCATCTTTTATAATAGGAGTGACATCTTCTGGATTAGATGATGCTGTTTCAGGTTCAAAAAGTCCTTGAAGTAATTCTTGATTACCCATTCCCATTTCCATAGTACCTTGGATACTAAAGTTATCTAAATCATTAGCCATATGTAGTTGTATTAATGTTTGGTTTTATTTATGTAAAAGTATAATAAGAATTTCTAATATCAAAGAGTTATTACACTATATCATTCAATTTTTTGGGTAATATAGCATTAATGTTTTTTTCTTCTGTAAAAAAGAAAACTTTTTTTAACTTTTTTTGTTATTACGCCCTTTGGCATTTTCCTTTGCTATTTGTAAATCATTAGCCATATTTTCTCTTGCAACAGCAATTTTTTCTTTTTCAACAGCTAATTTATCTGCAGCTTGTTTATTTTTAGATTGAATATCTGCCATTTTTAATCCGTAATCTTTAGCAGCTTTATCCTGATCACTTGCTAGTCTACTCATTTCTAATACATCAGGAACTAAATTATCATTAACATCTTCTGATTCCACTTTACCAAATCCTGTAGCTTGTATAATAGCTATTTTTTCTTTAGATATTCTATCAAGTTCTTTTTGATAATTATCATTAGCTTGTTGCTCTTGTTGCATTTGCATTTGTTGTTGCAATTGAGCTTCTGCCTGCTCTTTTTGTTGATTAAGCTGTTGTTGTTGCATTTGCATTTGCTGCTGTTGCTGTGCTTCTTGTTTGTCTCTAAGATCTTTGAATGTTTTCTTCATTTCTCTCATAGACTTAGTGCTATATAGTTCTATTACATCATATAATGAACCACCATTCTGCATAAGAGGTTGTGCAAGTGCTCTAAGCTCATCAAACATTTGTTTATCTTCTGGTCTATTAGTAGGGAACACTTTAAGATCTCTAAACTTTAAATCATCTCCATTCACTTGTACAAATGCAGATAATCCCTCTGATGTAATATATGATAGCGTACTTTGTGGTTTTGAACTTGCTATATATAATGCAGCATCTATAATACCTTGATATAGTTGTCCCATTACATATTCGTGTGCAATAAACAATGGTTCTGTTTGAGAATATGATTGTTGCATTGCTGTATTAGTTCCTGTCGCACTTTCAGATGCTGATATAGATCCCATACGTTGTTTAGACATACCTATAAGTTCCCAACATTCAATTTTAATTTGTTGTGCTAATGTATAACGAGATTGTATTTCTGATGTACGTGTAAGATCTAAAGATGTAAATTGATTGAATGAACTAGGAGATTTTAAATTTTCTGGACTATCATCAATAAATACTACTCCTCTATTACGTGCTTCCATTTCCCATAAATCTAAAGCATCTTGTGCATCTCCATCTTTAGGAATAGGAATATGTCTTAATGACATAAGTTGTACTTTACCAACTTCTTTTTCAAGGAGTTTATATAATTGGTTCATACATACATTATATATTACTTGAAATGGTTTCATTAAGTCAACCAGGGATTTAGCCTCTGTATTCTTCACTTCATATGTTGTTCCTATTATAGGACAATAATTTAATAATTTAAATGGTTTTATGTGATAGATGTCTGGGCCTATTTTAGTTCCTTGATACCATTCATTTATCCATCCCCATTCTAATGATTGTTGTGTAGGGATAGTTTTTGATTTATAGGTTTCATCAACAAGCATAGATTGTTCATTACCCATTTCATCTATGTATATAAGCTTTCCTATTTTTCTTTTACTAATCCAATAACTTCTAACAACAACATATTTATAACCAAATGAGCTAACATTATTTGTGAGTCCTAAAAAGTCTTTAAGGCCATCATTATTCTCTTTCATTTCTGATTCAATAATCATACGTGTCTGTAACACTAATGGATCAAATGTATCATACATTACAGAGTCTTGGCCTGGAATAGCATCTGGATTACCAAGGTTGGATTCTCTAACATTAATTAAGCCATAATCTTGAAGAGAACTTCTGAGGTGATCTATTTCCTCTTTTGTAAGATCTGGTATGCTTTCAATGATCTCCGAAAGCTCCATAACTTGTACTGTACCAGCAGCATATGCACCTTGAGCTCTCCCTGTGGGATCTGATATGTATTTTCTATCAGGAGTAGTAAGAAACCAAGTGTTTTTTGGGTTGGCCACTTCAATATTAAATCCAAGTTTTGAGTTGTCTTCATATATATGATAAAATTCTCTGCCAGATATTAACATATCTCTAAAGGCATCTTCTGATTTTTCTTTTAAATTAAATTCAGCTTTTTGACAAGTAAGAACATGATTGGCCCATTTTTCAGCTATAGAAGTATATGAGTCAAGTTGATCTTTCACTTGTTCCATTGTCATTTGTTCTAGTTGTTCTTCATCAATTTCTTCTCCTGCTATAGCTGCTTTTGAAAGAATTTGTTGTTTTGCTTTATTAATGACATATTCTTGAAGAGTATCTGTTTTAAATTGTAGCTCTTCTGCCTTACTGTCATCATCAAAAGCCTTCACTCTAAATGTATCAGGTCTTTTAGATATTTCACCTACTAATTCATTTACAGGAGTGGTGATAATTGAATACATCTTCACGTATGCAGGAAGTTCTAAATCAGCTGTAAGAACATCTGTAAAACTTCTAACTTCTGGTTCTTGATAGAAATCTTCCATACGAAGAATTCCCTTCATTAAATCATAATTAGGAACAAATGTATCTCTGTTTTTAATGTATTCAGCATATGCTTTATTGGAAAAATAATCCATTGTATTTTTTATCCAACTCTCATCTTTTTTTTCTTCCTCTGTTTTAAACTGATCAGGGAAGATATTGAGGTAAGCGTATCTGATTGTTGCGTCTTTAGTATACCTAATTATAGCCATTATATAAATAATTTGCGTTTGTTATTATTAAACATCCCTGATGATTCAGAGAATAATGTGTTTCTTTTTTTCTTTGTATATAACGATGTTATACGAACATCTTCCTTCACTCCTACAGCTCCATATAGCGGATCCATTTTCATAGCTAGTGCTATGGCAAGTTCTGCTGCTACTAATCTATCTACGTTTAAATCATCATCAAATTGTATAACTTCTTCTAAAAGCATTGGATCTAATATTTTAGTAATACCTTGAATTTCTTTTATTGTATTACCATCATTATCAGTCTCTTTATGTACAATTTCTTCCATGTATTTTTTAATACATCCATGTAGAAATGTTCTAATTTTTTCTGCTGAACGATGTATTCCAAACTCTCTTCTAACTGTTGTATTAGGAACTATTTCTGTAAGCCATTGTGGTTGTCTTTCTAAATAATGTGAGTCTCCTTTTGCAACCATGTAATCAATGAAAGATATTTCATCATTTTCTACAAGCGTTCTAGCATTATAATATTTTATTAAAAGTCTTGCTTGTTCATGCCATTTTGTTTTATCATTTGGTCTGGCAACATAAGAAGCAACAAACATATCTTGATACTTTTCTCCTGTTATAGAGTTCATACGTTTGTATATGTACACAGCACCTAATGAGTCACTATAAGCAGACTTTCCTTGTCTGTAAGGGTCAACTCCGCAGACATATAAACCATATGGAGGATTTTCTATTGGGAATTCATATATAACTACAGGGGCATCTTTGTTTTGTGTTTTTACTGGAAATTCTGTAATAACTAATTTATCAGAAAAACTATGAGAAATAGTTCCTGTTTCATTTAAAAATAATTCTACATTACTTCCTTTAGCTTCTTGAGATTTTAATCTAAATTGATGTCTTTTAGCAAGTTCTATATCAAAATCATTTCTAGTTAAAATTAGAAATGAATCAGAAGCTTTTAATGGCCAATATGCTTTGAATTTTAATATTGTTTTTGGGTTTCCTGATTTAACAGCTTTATCATATTCAATATCCCACCACTCTTCTTTAGCTCTTTCTTCTTCAGATATTAATATTTTTATTTTTTTTAAATCTTCATTTTCTGGAATATCCATTCCAAGATTTACTGTTAAATATTCATATAAAGTTCCTTCTCTTTTAAATGTCATTCTAGCCCTTAAAGCAGAAACAAATCTTCCCATTTTTTTACCAGGAGCTTCTGGATTATCAAACTCTAATGAGTTATAAGAAAAAGGGTTAAAGAAAACTTCCGCTGCTTCTTTTCCTACTTCCATATCTCCACCTGTACCTGTTCTAAAAACTAAACAAGATGGTTTAGAACCACCCCCAGACCACCAACATCCATCACTATCTTTAATACAACCAATTAGATTTTTAATAGTTCCTATTTCATCTATTAAATGGAAAGCTGGACGAGTACCATTAGCAGCCATTGTTTTTGTACCATTCTCATAGTTTCTAACTTTAATAGAAGACATAGAAGATTTAGGGTCAGCTAAATTTGTTTGTTTATTTTTCCATCCTGCAACTATTTCTTTCTTCCAATCAGAAGTAAGTCTTTGTTTTTGGAACATAGGATGTAGATTTAATAATCCATCTTCTATCTTATCTGTAACAAGTTTAATATAGTTTGTTACTCCCCCAGATATAACTACTTCTGAATTAGAAAAAAATGTATATTGCCAACCAGAACAAGACCCTGCAATAATTGATTTACCAAAATCTCTACTTCCCACTAAATCATAAAATTTCCCTTCTATATCACACCTTTCTAAATCATTAAATATATCCCAGTCTATATCCCTTAATATAGGAGTTATTATTTCTCTTATTTTTCTAGTTTCTTTTCCAACCTTTCTTTCAGTGTAAGCAGCAATACTCCAATAAACTGTATGAAAGTATAATCTTCCTGGAATATGTACTCCCCCTATATCAAAACCATGTATGCATCTTTGTTTTTCTTTTCTCCAATATTCAGTAAAAATATTCATTACCTCTAAATCAGAAGGATCATAGAGGGGTTCCTTTTGATTAGGAAACCAAATATTTTTTGTGTTTTTTTGGTACATAATTATATATCTCCAGCTTCAATTGGGGAAAGAGTTTGTTGTCCTCTAACTAAAGTTTGTTTAGCTTCTTCTTTTTCTCTTAATTTATCTACCACTTCTAGTAATTGAAGATATTTAGTTAGTGTATCTTGTACACATTTAATTTGAGATTCTGCTGTAGCTGTAACTACGTGTGCATATCCACCCTTAGGCATTTCTTTTTTACCCCATCTATCCTGTATTTGGTCTACAGGATTTGATTCTATATAATCTCTCCATTGCTGAAGACTTTTTTCTGCAAATTCTAATTCTGCAGATATATAATTATTTTTCTTTATTGCCATTATGTAGTTTATTCTTCCTCTAACAAATCTTCTGAGGAAAGGTTCATTGAATTTTTTATTATGTCTTCTATTTCATCTTCATGATGAGCATCTATGTTTAATTCTATTTCATATTTTTGTAGAGAGAAGAATAATGCTCTATCTGAAATTCCCCAAACATCAGAACCATCTAATGCTGTAGAAAGATGTTTTCCCATATTATGAGAGGGATGAGCTTTACGTATTCTCTCTAGTATTTGTAGAATTTGTTTATAATAATTTGGTTTTTGCATAATGTTTATATTAATTCATTAATATCTTCTTCACAAAAAGTTTCATCATTATCTTTTTCTGTAAAATATTCTGGTTTTACTTCAATTTTTAATGTATCTCTCGAAGGGTCTGAGTTATCCTTAGACAAATCTACATAATCCGCTCCTTCATTATATATTTCTTCTAAAATACTTAAAAGAGTTTCTAAGGGTATTTTACGTAACATCATTTTCTTCTGGTATTTGTTGTGCAAGCCATTTTTTTAATGGACATTCACATGTTAGACATTTTGTTTTTGCAGAGAGTGTACAACCACAATCTGTGCAATGATCATCTGGTCGTAATGGTGTACTATAATGCTTAGAATGTTTATCACAAACATTACATATAGACATTCTTTCATTGCTTATATATTCTATAAAAGCTTTTTTCTCTTTTTCAGGAAGTAGATGGTTTTTCCATCCCTCTATTACTTGGTTTATATTCATTTACTTTTGGTTTTAATGATTTAATACTACTATTAACTATTTGTATTTTTAATATTACAGCATTTCTTTTTTTGTCTGTAATATTTTCATCTAATAACATTCTTTCATATGCTTCTTTTATTTTAATAAGCTTTTCATATTGTCTATCAGCTTTTTTTTGATTAAAATAAAACTTTCCAAATCCAGCAATCTCTACACTCTTATGAATATTAACAGCATCATTAGCAGAATCAAATTGATGTGTAATAACAGCATCAATAGTTTTTTCTGGAATCACCATGTTAACAGCCATTTTTTTAATTAGCCATTCCTTTAATGTCATTGACTGTGGTTTCATGTACTAGTTTTATATTTAACATTAAATCTTTTGTAAAATCTATAATAATTTTTGGATTGATTTTTACCTTCCCATTCTCTTTAATAAATATTCCTATTTTTTTAAGCTTGCTTATAATGTTATTAATAGAAGCAGAAGAACTATTATATGTTTTACAAAACTCCTCTCTAACATTAGCAAATGTAATATTCCCTTTAATAGCTGTAAAAGCAACAAGCTGTATTTCTCTCTCCGTAAGATGTATGTTATTAATAATAAACAACACATTATAATACTTCTCAGCTAATTCTACATCAGAAGAAATGTTTCTTTTAAGACTCTGTACTATCATATCATAATTTAGTTTGGACAAAGATAGAAAATAAATATTTACAATTAACAATAATTATAAAAAATTTTATATGTATGCTATATTATGAATGGATTTTGAAAAATTTTTTTATTTTTTTTTTTATTATTTTATTTTTTGGTGTATGAGAAGGAGAGGAGACTCATTCCAACCAACAACCCCACCTATTTTTGGGAAGTGGGGACACTCCCCGTAGTTAATTATTAAACCATAAAAATAGAAAAAATGGAAATCGTATTAAAAACAAGAGAAGAATTGGGGTTAGAACCAATTGAAGTAAGTAATGTGTCAGCTGATATTGCTAAAGAAGTATTTAAAGGTTTAGCTTATAAACTAAACATTAGAACTGGTAAAGTACCAAGTATGACATTTTGGGATCCTAATGACAAAGAAACAGACATTAACAAAAGAAAAAGCATTACTGCTACTTGTTCTGCAGGTTTAGAGGCTCCTGTAAGAGCTGGTAAAATCAAAGAAGAGCATTTGTTAGGCTTTACTGTTGTTAATTATGGAGAGGGCTGGTTCTTTGTTGCTCCTAAAACTCAAACAGTAGGAGGACTGGTTGATGACGTTACTATTGTTGATCTAACACCTGTAACATTTGAAGAATTAGCAGGCTATTAAGCCTGTTAATTTCTTTATATATTAATGTATAATTCATCATTTGTTCTATATATGGACATTTGATGAATATATATTAATAACTCTTATATTTATCAGTGGTATAAATAGAGGATAGTATAAGGTGTAGCTCTATTCTATTCTTACAAAAATGGATAATTAATTTGTGTATTTGCTATGTCTCAAAAGTTCATTTTTTAGCATAAATCAGAACTATTCTTACAAATACTGTTAATATTATGTTAACAACATTCTTACATTTATGTTATATTTGTTATTAATAATAGAATTAGAGATTTCCGTTTCCAATTCATTGGGAGAATTTGTGAGAGATTTCTCGGCTCAAAGCTCCCAAAAATAATTGACATATGCAAGTACTATAGATAAAAAGTATTGAAATAGTCTATTTTATATGTTTACTATAGATAAAATCTATTATACATATATATTATAGAGATATAC